CACTTGAAAACTACTTCATCGTAACTCATCTGCTGTGGATTCATATCATCCGAAGCAAGCATCAGGACATCACCGTATTCGCCTTCCATGTCTGCGTTACAGGCTTCGATCTTGCTCTTGGAGTGTCCATAGCAGTACTTGATGTCTGCGTTACGCTTGCGAGTCTCAAACCACTCACGCATGGCATCGTTGTTCATGGTTGCGTCATCAGCATCCATACTGACAACAAAACGCACATCATGCCGTCCACTCAGGAAGGTCATGTAGCGTGTAAACACAGACTTAAACTTTTCGGGTCGGTTCCGCGTTGGGAACTTTATCACGAGTCGGCTCATTACGAATATCTCCTTTTTCAGTCTTCAGATTCGGGCTTGTGTCCCGGTTTGCTCCGTCCTATGTGGTATTTAGGACACAGTTCCCACTCGCCCTTTTCTTTATGGGGCAGAATCTTTATTTTGTTTAGGGGAACCTTGTCAGCAATCTTTTCTTTGTTTACAATCTTGAGCAGCCCCCACTCCTCTAGCAGACACGCAATAGTGTTACGCCGCCCAATGTCTTCGCTGTCAATAGAGGTGGGTAGATCATCAAGTGCAAACATTTCCTTGAAGTGGACAATATAGTACTTGCCACGCTTGTGAAGAATATGGCAAGACTGCCACAACTTCTTTTCTTTGCGAGACGACACCCCGATACGGGTCAGGGTTTCACGAACCTTGAGAAAGTCATCAGGCTTTGCAATGGTGACTTCTAGCAGGTCTTTGGGTTCAAGATCAATATACCGTTCGTTGGGTTGTTCCATGCCTATTCCACTTTCTTAAAAAATATCGACACGGAACTATTTAGAAGATTACGGCTTTCCACCCTTGGAAACGGCATCCATAATTTGTGAAACTTGTGTCTCGGTCAGAACAGTCAGGGCTTCCCGTGCCTTCTTGGCAGAGAACCCGTAGTACTCAATCAGGGCTTGCACCCGCTCGTCATTCTCCCGCTTGAGCCACTTGGAGAACCGCTTGCGAGGACGCACCGCACCCCGCAGGAAATCAAAGTGCATTTTTGAATCCAAGTGCGGACGGGTGTTCATCTCGTTTGCAGCGAACAGCGTGTCAGGGAAATACGACAAGCAGCGCGTCACCACGAACGGAGGATACGACTGCTTCGTATACGACTCGCTCTCGTCCAAGAGCGGTTCCTTGTTCACATTGATGGCATTCAAATAATCAGACAGTTGGTGGCTCACTTTAACTGTACCTCCATCATCAACTGCACAAGACAGGCGGTGAGATTGATCTCTGCATCAGCCGCGAACGCTGCCTTGTATTGATAATCGGCAAGCACAAGAATGGCTTGAGGAATGGAGCCACCTTCCACAGTCTCATACAGCCCATCGTAAATGGCACGATAGACGCGAGTCTGATCGTTGTCCAAGTTCTCTACCACCCACTTACGGACAGCCCCAAAGTCCTTGGCTTTCATGGACTTCACAAGAGTCTTGATATGCACATCCCCAATGGTTTGCAGCATACCCACATCAATCTTGCCCCCTGCTGCGTACCGCTGCAACTCGTTCAGAGTGCGGCGGAAGTCAGGAAAGAACTTCATAATGAGTTGAGCCACCACCTTCTCATCGTATTCCACACCCTCCGCTTCAAGGATTTCCGTGACCCGCGACAGGAAACGGGAAGCAAGTGCTGGCTTCGCCTTGTTGGGAATGCGGAAGTCAATACAGGTGCATCGGGAGTGCAGAGGCTCAATCACCCTGTTCTTAAAGTTACAAGTCAGAATGAAACGGCAATTATCCGAAAACTCCTCCATGAAACCGCGAAGGGCGGGTTGAGTGGACTGAGCGTTTGAATAATCAAACTCGTCCAAGATCACCACCTTCTTGACCCCATCGGTCAAGGACACCGTGGAAGCAAAACTGCGAATCTTGGTACGGAGGGTATCAATATTTCCGTCCTCAGAGCAGTTGATTGTCATGGTATCACAACCCAAATCATTACAAAGAGCCTTCGCCACGGAAGTCTTGCCACAGCCTGGTCCTCCCGACAACAGGAGGTTCTGTGGTTCTCCCCGTTCGACCATTAGCACGAAAGTGTCGTGCGTTTCCGATGGCAGAATGCAGTCTTCCACGGTCTGTGGACGATACTTCTCAACCCAAAGACCCTTCACGGTTTCTGATGTAGTCACGAATTAAGCCTCGTATGTAGAATCGGCGTTTAGTGCAATCCAATAAGTCAGGGGTTCATTCTTGTTGGAGAAGGACGAAACAACCTTCTCCGAAATGGCTACGGTGTAATCACCAGGCAGGATCTTGAGATTGTCCACATCGAAAATGAATTCAAAGGTGGCATCTGAAGTGTTATCCCCAACATCTACGGAATAGAAGTTGGAAGTAACATCGCTCTTGTCAACAGCAGCGAATTGGATCTTGGATCCGTCATCAGAAGAACGAACACACAACTGCCCAACCTGAAGCACAGACGCTGCCTTAATGATTTCACTGAAATCCTTTGCAGTCAGATCAAACTGCACCACGGGCTTGGGCATACTGATCTTCTTGCTTGTGGAGGTCACAAGACGAGGATCGCAGTAGTAGTATCGCACACTAGACTTGCTGCCCTGCACCGTGATGTAGGTGTCTTCAAACACGAACTCAGGATCCTTGAACAGACTCACCGTGCCAAGAAACTTGTTCAGATCCCAAATAGCAAACTGCTTGGGGAAAGTTTCGTTCACCTTGGCTTCGGCTAGAATGTTCTTCGTGGACGACAAGGTGTTCAAGGTATTGCCCTCGTTCACAATGATGCCCGAATTAATGGACGCAAAGTTCTTGAGAATATCAAGAGTTTGTTTTGAAATTGTTACTGTATTAGTCTTGGTCATCGTCATAATCCAAATCTCGCTTTCCTGCGTTATAGTCTTCCACAAATCGCTTCAGATGATCTTTCTCATCGTGTCTGATGCGACTCTTATGCTTTTGCTCCACACTCTTTCGTGCCTTCTTAGCGGCGGGATCTCGGTTGTCGTACTCGTATCGGTTTTGCATTTCAGAAATCCTGTATATCTCCAACTAGGTTTCGTAGTCCCTTCTCTATCATGTAGTTCAGAATCTTGGCGCGAGAGGGGGTGAAAGGTTTATTCCATTCCGATTCAATCTTTGATTCGTACTCGGCGGGAATATTCAGCAAATTGATCAGGGTGTTGTTCCTGTTCCAATTAACTGCGTACTTGTCAGACACCTTTCCCGTGTCCGCGTATTCTTTGAGAATTTCAGTCATTCGCTTTTGAGTGATGGGCTTCTGTCGCTTTCCTGCGTCCATGAAGCAGTCGTCATCCGACAGCAGGTTGGGTACACCGTCAGTGGAATCACCCTTCACAATATGCTCAAGCAGAAACTGATGTGGATTGTCCACCGTGATAAACTTCTTTTGAATGGGCGCGTACTGTGTCACATTCTTGTGAATCAGTAGTTGACCAAAGTCCTTGTCTCCGCTGAGAATAAGAATCTTCTCGGTTGGAGCGTAGGTCTTTACCAAGTACGCAATGATGTCATCGGCTTCACAGCCCTGCACAAGCACATTCCTGTACGGAAAGTTCTCTGCAACTTCCGCACGAATACGGTTGATGATATCGTAGAAATTATCCCATTGCTCTGCGTTTTCCTTGCGATCAGCCCTGCGCTTGGCTTTGTACAGCGAAAAGAAATCACGCCGCCAAGACGCGCCGCCGTCTTCGCAGATTACTAGTTCGCCGTACTCGCGGAAAAACTTCTTGCGGTACATTCTGTAGGTGTTCAGCACCATGTGACGGCAAAGGTTTTCGTCAATTGCTCCAATGTCCCGTGTCTGTGCAAAGATGGAGGACATGAGTACCTGTGTGTTGTCAACGAGAATCATTGGTTTACCTGTAGGATGATGCAGTGCTTGTTGATGCGCCCTGTGGGTTCGCCCGTCTTGGTCTTCACGCCGCTGAGGTAACGCACCGCAGCGGTGTAGGTCTTGCGGCAACCGTCCGCGTTCTTCACGAACTCGTCAGGCTTACGCACCGTCTTCTCAAAGGACTTTGTGCTATCAAATCCCACAACAGTAGACCCCTTGACCGCTAGTCCGCTCTTCGGCTCAACTGCGGTGAATACGGTGGCTTTGCTGTTCTTGGTGTTAAACACAATGAGTCCTTGTGCCCCAATGATAGCCTGTGGCTTCACGGAGTCAACTCCAAAAGGCTCACTTCGTGCCAAAAATTTCAAACCCTTTATTTGCTTTTCGGCACTCTGTGCCTTGCGCTTGCGGGGCTTGCGGGACGCACGAAGAACTCCAAGGCGATCATCCAAATTTTGAATTGCACCGCCGAGTATTTCAATCATATATTTCAAACCCTTGGCGGTAAAGTGGGAATACCCTTCCTTTAGATCAGGATCGGTGCCGCTGCTTGCAGCAGAAAATTCCTCAAGAACAGTATTCAATCGCTCACGAACAATGATAGCCAATGGGCGGTTCAGATCACTGCTCTTGATCCACTCAAGCAAAGTAGTGTCCTTGCGCTTGCCACCAAGCACTGCGGTGATGGTAGAGTCAATCACAGGCTCCAACAGGCACAGCGTGGCATCTCCCTTTGCCGCCACACGATCAGCCACATTAGGACGATCCGATGACACGGAATTGGATCGCGCACTATCAAGTAGGTCTGTTAGATGCTTTGCCATGAGTTCCTGCTGCTTTGCAGACACAGGAAATCCACGAACCACCATGCGGCAATACGGAGACACAAACCGAAACTGATCTTTCCCTGCACGGGACACTAGTTCTGCGTCTTCGGTGCGATTCAGCGATTCCAAATACTCACGCACCCACCCCTTGGCAACAGAGAGTTTATAATTCTGTCTGTACCAATACAGTGATTTTTCAATCACTAGATCCAATTCTTCTGCTGTGGTGGCAGGATCGTAATGTGGTTCAGCACCGCCGGACAGTATGGTTCGCGCTCGTTCTTTTGAAATTTTTCGGCTCATGGTTAGCATAGTTTGCTGAAGTTGTTGACTTTCTTGTAAGTCAAGATGTTCTGGAACTTGTCTAGCAGTTGATCCGACTTGTGGGATATTACAAAGATGTTGTTGCTTCCACCCATACTTTGGAGAATCTTGATGACCTCTTCAGTACCCACGGCATCAAGCGAGGAATCAAATACCTCGTCCAAGATGAGTAAGTTGGTGTTGGCACAGTTCTTCATTCTAGCAATGTCTCGCCACGCAAGCAAGAGGGAAAGATCAATTCTCAATTTTTCACCTTCGCTGAAACTGTCATACGAAAATTCGTCACGGTGGCGGCTCTTGATTATTTCATTAAAGTCTTCGTTCAGGGTGAACTGGGCAAAAAAGTCCATTGAAATCAAATACTTGTTTATGATTTTATTAAGTGCAGGAATATATTTACGAATGATCTTGCGCTTGATACCGCTGTCCTTGAGCAGCACGGTGGCAATCTCCATTGTGTGCAGATCTTCCACCAATGCCTTTTTCTGATTTTCCGCCCCGTCCTCTTCCGTCTGTAGCGTTGCCATTGCGTCCCGCTCTGTCTGAATGGAAGCCTTCTCCCGCTGCACCTTGTCCGCAAGATCCTGCAATTGCTTCAGGTACTTCTTGGATGAAGTAATGGCAGAATCCGTTCGGTGGGACTCCTGCTTCTTGTCGTCAATCTGCTTTACCACATCATTGGCAATATCCAACTTGGTACGAGCGTCCTCAAGCATACGCTCCATCTTCTGTAGGGCAAGGGCTAGTTCAGTCTGCCGCTCTTCCTTCTTGCCAATCATGTCCTGACGGAATTGGTCAGGCAGTTCGTGCTTGCACACGGGGCACTCTTCGTTCTGTTCGTAGAATGTCTTTTCTTCGTCCACCTTCTTGACACCGCTCTGCATTTGCTTGCGAACAGCGTTCATCTGTGAAATAGCGTCCCGCTGTTTGTCCACAGAGGAAACACTTTCTGCGAGTGCAGCAATTTCAGTCTGTATGGCAACCTTCTTCTCCAATAGGGCTTGAAGTGAATTTTGCTCTTCGGTGGTAGAGTTCTTGTACGACTCCAATTGAGAATCCGACTTGTCCTCAATCTTCTTTATCATGTCAGCCTTGTGTTCCACCCGCAACTTCAGAGTGGTGATCTGCGATTCTACTTCTCGCAGTTCTTCCTTGGATGTGGTTAGACGCGACTTCAACACTTCGTTCATCTTGGAGAACACATCAATGTCCAACAGATTCTCCACGATGCTACGACGATCCGCAGCAGACAAGCGCATGAACGGCACATAGTTCGTGGAACCCAATATAACCACCTGACAGAATGTCTTGTAGTTCATCTTCAGGATCTGTGACTCAAGAATAAATTGATAGTCCTTGGTGTTGGCAGTCTGTTCTACTGCCGCGCCGTCCTTTTCAATCAGGAACACCTTGGGGGATATTCCACGAATCACCTTGTAACTGCTGCCGTTTGAGGTGAACTCAATCTCCACCACACAGTCCTTGCCGTTGATAGAATTCACCAATAGCGGCAGATTAATATTTCGAAACGGCTTG